AGAGGAGATTGTGTATTTATCGCTGATCCTATTAGACAAATTCTTGTAACAAGTACTAATAATAAAATTCTTAATAATAAAGCTAAAAACTTTACTACAGATGTTTATTGGCCTATAAGACACCAGTTTGAGTTACAGAATACATCTTACGGTGTGGTTTATGGTAACTGGGCAAAGGTATTTGATGCTTTTACAGGTCAGCAAGTGTGGGTTCCATTCTCAGGTCATGCTGCTGCAGCAATGGCAAGAACAGATGCAGCTAGATTCCCATGGATTCCAGCTGCTGGGTTTACTAACGGGCTAGTTACTAACTCTATCGACTTAGCTGTTAATCCTAATCAGAAGCAGAGAGATGAATTTTATAGGTCGAATATTAACCCAGTATCATTCTTCCCAGCTCAAGGACAAGTTATTTACGGTCAGAAGACTCTAAGTAAAAAGCCTAGTGCGTTTGATAGAATTAATGTAAGACGTTTATTCTTAGCACTTGAAAGACCTACACGCAAAGCAGCTCAGTTCTTTGTGTTTGAGCCAAATACAACATTTACAAGAACGAGATTAATAAATACACTAACTCCAATTTTTGATAGAGCTAAAAATAACGAAGGTCTCCACGATTATTTGATCGTTTGCGATGAAAGAAATAATACTCCAGAGGTTATTGATAATAATCAACTCGTCGTTGATATATATATCAAGCCTATCAGAACAGCAGAATTTATATTAATTAATTTCTTTGCAACAAGAACAGATGCTAGCTTCCAAGAAATTGTAGGAGCATAAAGTAATTAGACCTCAGTATCCTTAAAATACTGAGGTCTTTATTATCTAAACTTTCTGATAGCTGGAAGACAAATAATATAATATGTTAAAAATAACCGGTAAAGAATAAATACTTATATGGCAACTACAATTCAAACATTCTTTGAGCAAGCAAAAACTAGACAGTTTGCACGTGACTTCTTATTTAGAGTTAAACAAATTAACTTAGCCGGAGGAAATATCTTTAACGGAGAGACTGATCTTGTATATGCTAAAACTGCAGCTTTACCTGGCAGAGCTATTGAAAATAAGATGGTAAACTATGTTGGGCAACAATTTAATGTACCTGGTAAATCTACATATACTAATTCAGAAGGTTATTCTATTGAGTTTTATCATGAAGAAAGTATAGATCTTAGGAAAAGATTTGAGACAGCTTCAAGAGCTGTTTTTGATAATGATTCATCTACTGGGGAATATGGAATGCCTGGCGTAGGTGATACAATTACTTTATCTGTTTTAGATAGACAGCTTCAAGAAACTGATACAATTGTATTAGTGGGTGCCTCCATTCGCGATATCGGTGAAGTATCCTATACTATTGCAGATGGTACTGGAGATATATTAAACTTCACCGTTACGTTTGCTTATCACTTCTATAACAGGTTTTAATTTCTTTTATAAAAAACTTAATTAGCTATAGAGATCATCTCTATAGCTTTTTTTTGATTAAATATTTATATGTCGCTTACAAATTCTTTCCTAAGTAAATTTTCTAACGATAGGAGATTTTCTATACCATATCCGTTTATATGGACAGTTACTATAGATGATAGTGGATTACCTGGTAATATTACTTCTGCTCTAGGAAAAATTAATCAGTCGTGGAAGGGGGTATCCTCTAGTAAGTCATGGACAGATGCTGGTAATGATAATATATTGGTAGCGCAAGAGGTAACTATACCTACTGAATCTATTGAAGTAACTTCGTTAGGTCAGGAAAATAGAGGAGGATTTATGCCTGGCTATGGTGTTACTCAAAGAACAGAATTTATATCACGCAATGTTGTGATTAACTTTATAGAGACAGAGAGTGATATTGAAACAGAGCTTTTCAGACCATGGATTATAGCCTTAGGTGTGGAAGGACTACGTACTAGTAGGTTGAAGTGTAATATTAATGTAAAACAATATACACGAGATGGTATTGTGCGTAAGCATTATACATTTATAGATGCATTCCCTACTAACAGTGAGGGATATGCACTAACTTACGGTGATAATGAGTTTTTAATAAAGTCTGTTACGTTTGGGTATACAAACTATAATGTAAGATAACTTAAGGTTGTTAATGTTTAAGGTAACGCTACCATATTGTAAAAAAGAATTTGTAATACCTATTATTACATTTAGAGATATTTTTAATTTATCAAGGTTATATTATGATAATAACCTTGATGGAGTTGCGGAGTATTTAGATAATACCTTTAATATTAAGGGCTTATCTATAGTAGATAAACTCTTTGTAATTATTAAAGCTAGACAACACTATATAAACGATACTATTAGTTTAAATATAGGCGATAGATCTGTAAGCGTTCAGGTTTCGCTTTTTCTGGGCCCTATTAATGATATTAATTGTAAAAATACAATAATAGATCTAGGCAATAATCAACAAATAGAACTAGATATACCTTATAGATTTATAACAGATAATAGCATACTACCCATATATGATAACATTATTAAGACTATTACTATTGGTGATAATACTATAGACTTAACTAAGCAAGATCCGCAGCTAATACAACAGCTACTTGAGCTGTTACCACCTTTAGCTATTAACCATTTAACTAATTTTATTAGAGATAAGTCTCACATAGTTGAGATATTTCATAACAAACAAGACGATCCGATATCAATTAATTTTATAACATCACAGCCGTTTGGTTTTGTTAAGATAATGTTAGGTGAGTATGATTTAGGTAGCTGTAGAGATATATTATTTTTTCTCTCAAAACGTATGAATAGTGAGACAGTTTTAAATTCACCTATTAATGATATATCTTTTTATATAGCACAATATCAGGCGGAATTAAAGGAAAATCCTAGTAGCAATACAGGATTACCGATATAAATATGGTTATGTCTAAAGATAATATTACATTGTTTCTTGATTCTATAAAGAATAACAATAAAGAAACTACTTCTGTTTACTTACCCTCTAAAAGATCTAAAATAAATCTTACGGCGCTTAATCTTAAGCAACAGAAAGATATTATAGCTTGTGTAGCTGATGGTGTTGCAGGTCTAATATCATTTAGTAGAATACTTAATAGTATTCTTATTGATGCCTCAGGGTTAGATGATTTGCTTATTATAGATAGAGCTCCTGCAATTATTGGATTAAGAGCTAAGGCTCATGGGTACCAATATAAAACAGATGATAAAGTTATAGATTTAAATACTATTATAGGTAAACTTTCTGGCTATTCTCCTATTGAAAATACTGAGGAAGTAATAGAATACAGTGGTATTAAAGCAACAGTTGGTATACCTACGCTATCGCAGGAAAATAGTATTATTTTAAAGTTAGAAGATGAAGTAAATAAAAACGGTGATAGTAATACTAAGAATCTAGGAAGTATCTATATTTATGAAATTATTAAATTTGTAAGGTCTTTAGAATATGACAGTATAAATATTTCATTCGATAATCTCCCTATTAAAGAACGTATTAATATTCTAGAAGGATTACCTTTTGCTCTTAATAAACTAATAATTAAATATATTGAAGACTTAAAAGAAAAAGAACAGACGCTTCTTACAGTAGATGATACATTTATAGATATTAACCCTTCTTTCTTTGACGTTGAATAAATATATGTGTGGCTGACCCATTAAATAATTCTTTTGCTGATATTATCAGCACGTTTATAAGTAAAGTTGGTAATACGCCCGAGGAAGGGGGAGTACTAAGCGCTAGTGATAACTTAATTAGTAAGAATATAATTACTGGTGAAGGATCTACTCTTAAAAAAAGAGAGTCTAGAAGAGGGTCTGTTAACTCTATATTAACAAGCAAAGAGCGAACCCGAACTTATAATATAGGTATAGAGCTCGCAAGAGCTTTTAGTTCTAAAGATAAAAACGTAAAAATACCAGATGACCGAGATAAGTCACTGAAAAAAGATACTTTACTTAACAAGGTATTAAGATCAACTCCATTAACATCTAAGAGCTCACCTGATTCAATACCCACAAAGATTTTAAGGCTTCCTGGCAAATTATTAGGTGGTGTTAAAGATAAAATAACTAAAAACAATAAGACATTCCGTAACAAAGCGTTTGATAAGATTAGCGGTGTTAAGGAGATGCCTGGCAAATTATTAGGTGGTGTTAAGGAGATGCCTGGCAAATTATTAGGTGGTGTTAAAGATAAAGCTTCAGAATTTTTAGGTTCAAAGCTTAAAATGTCGCAAGGATATAAACCTAAATTATCACAAAAAATTGATAAGCTTACCACATACCAAACCGGCCTAATTTATGCAGAGGCTTTCTACAATTTTAATCAAAAGAAAAAAGTTGATACTAAAGCAGGAACTATACTTTCGAATAAAAATAAGAAAGGTGGTAAGTTCGGACTACCCGGCGGTGCAGCTGGTAAGGGTGGTGATGGTATTCTGGATAATTTAATTGAAGGTGGCTTAGGTCTTTTGGGAGATGC